CTCTCGGCGGCTATTACTTCATGGGTAATCAGACCGCTACTCGTACGGAAGCGATGGGCGTCCCAGCTCTAGCTCGCGCGCGTAACATTATCTGTACGACTATCGGATCTTTCGGAATGCACACTCGCAACATCGCAACAGGCGAGAAAGTGCAACAGCCAAGAGTCATAAATCAGCCAGATCCGCGAATCGCTGGTTCTGCGTTCTGGTCATGGTTAGCCGAGGACATTCTGTTCTATGGTTATGGCTACGCGCGTGTTATGCAACGCTACGCCGACACTGGACGTATTCAGGCGATGGAAAGAATCGATCCGCTTCGCGTAACAGTTACTACTAACGGCAACGGAACAGAGATCGACGGTTACGCTGTCGATGGACTCACAATAGATCCAAGCGAATTAGTCGTCTTTACTGGACTCGATGAAGGAATCTTAAATCGTGCTGGACGTACAATTCGCGCAGCTTCGGCGTTAGAGAAAACAGCTTACGACTTCGCAATAGATCCAAATCCACAGACAATCTTAAAGAACTCTGGCGTAGCACTTCCGAAAGATCGCGTAGCTGCGTTAGTTGCAGCATTTAAGAATCGTACTTCTAAGGCTGTTACATTCTTAAACGGTGACGTCTCAATCGAGACTGTCGGTTACGATCCTAAAAACTTACAGCTTAACGAAGCTCGCGGTTACTTAGCCCTGGAGTTATGTCGCGCGGCCGGGCTTCCAGCTTATTTCGCAAGTGCAGAGCCGAACAGTTTTACTTACTCGAACGCACTAAGCGAACGTCGTTCACTAATTGATTATTCGCTTCGTCCGCTTATGACAGCGATCGAACAGCGAATGTCTTTATCGGACTTTACGCCCTTGGGTCAGGACGTGAAGTTCGATCTAGACGACTTCTTACGCGGTAATCCACTAGAGCGCGCGCAGGTTTACGAAATCCTAAATCGAATCGGTGCTATGTCGATCGATGAAATACGAGAAGAAGAGGATCTACTTCTATGAAAATCACTACACCAATGAACATCACAGCGGCAGATTCTAACTCGCGCACTATTAGCGGGCGTATCGTCGCATTTGAGGAAGCTGCTAACGCTTCTACTGGAAAGGTCGTCTTCGCAAAAGGTTCGATCGCTCCAGCTAGTGTAAAACTTAATTTAGAACACGATCGCACTCGTCCAATCGGAAAGACTATGGACATGACATTAAACGAAGATTCGATCGACGCAGTGTTTAAGATTACTAACACGACAGCGGGAACAGACGCGCTCGTCGAAGCGATGGAAGGACTTCGCGATGGATTCTCTATCGAATTAGCAGTCGATGATTACATCATGCAGAAGGACGGCACTATGCGCGTTCTCGCTGGAGAATTAACTGGCGTCGCTCTAGTTACAGAGCCAGCGGTTCGTTCTGCGCGCGTTAGCGAAGTAGCTGCAACAGAAGGCGAAGAAGTCGCCGAAGAGATTTCCGATTCCACAGTGGAAGAGGAAGTAACACCAACAACAGAAGGAGACGAAGTGGACAACACCGTCACAAACGCGGAAACCGTCGAGACGGTCGAAGCTGCTCAGTCAATCACAGCCGCAGCGAAGCCAATCGTAGGCGGATCATTCACCAAGCCACGCTTAGAGTTCACAGCTGCTAAGTACGTAGAAAACACAATCCGCGCAGCGATGGGCGACGATCAAGCTCGCCAGTATGTTCTCGCAGCGGATAACACAACAGATAACGCGGGTCTAGTACCTACTCGCCAGATGGCAGAAGTAGTAAACGGACTTTCGACTCTTATCCGTCCATCAATCGACGCAATCTCTCGCGGAACACTTCCAGACGCTGGAATGACTTTCGAGATCCCTAAGATCACGCAAGCTCCTACAGTGGCAGTTCTAGCCGAAGACGCTTCTCCAATGAGCGACACAGATCAGAACGCAGCTTTCATTACTGTAGACGTTAAGAAGTTCGCGGGACAGCAGACTTTCTCAGTCGAGCTTCTCGATCGTACTTCTCCAGCGTTCTTCGATGAACTAATCCGCAACATGGCAGCAGCTAAGGCGAAGGCCGAGAATGCTTACGTTAACGGTCTTCTAATCTCAGGAGCTACAGCGGACGGCACTACTACGACTACTTATCCAACAGCTGCCGAGCTTCTTGGAATTATTTCTCGCGGAGCTGCTTCTGTTTACTCAGCTACAGCGGGACTTCCACGTCCTTTCGCGAAGTCACTTATCGCATCAACTGGTCAATGGGCTAACTTGATGACTCTTAACGATTCAGGACGTCCGATCTATAACGCTTCACAGCCAATGAACGCGGGCGGCGTAGTTCGTCCAGATTCACTAGTAGGCAACGTCGCGGGCTTGGATCTATTCGTAGACCCAACTAACGCGGGCGATGGCGACGGAACTCTTCTCGTCGTTAACCCAGACGCTTACACATGGTACGAAGGACCTACTTTCCGCCTACGCGCGGACGTAATCGCTTCTGGCCAGATTACTGTCGGCTACTACGGTTATGGCGCACTAGCGACCAAGATCGCAGCTGGCGCATTTAAGAATAACAAGCAGTAATCCGAATAAATCGATCATCGCCTAGTTCGCTCCCGAGCTAGGCGAGCAGTAGAAGGGAAGGGCTAATGCCTAACATCATTACAGCTTCGCAGCTAAGATCCGTCTTAGGCGTTAGCTCTTCTCTCTACGACGACGCTTACTTAAACGACATCATCGACACAGCGGAGCAAGTTATTCTCCCGCTGCTCATTCAGAACTCGACAGCTGTAATCGAGTACGAGCTGGACACTAACGTCGCGACATTCTTTACTCGTCGTACGCACCCTTTCGTCGTAGGACAGTCGATCGTCATTACAGGACTTCCAGCTCCATTTACAGCCACTCACACTCTTACAGTCGTTACAGACTCTTCATTCTCTGCCGCTCTTACATCGACGAACGTAACACGTCGCCAGATTATCCCGAACGGCATGGCAACACTTAGCGGCTATTCAGCTGCGACTCTCTACGTCGGAAACGCGTCGATCGAGTCCGCTATCTACGCCGTATCTATCGAAGTCTTCCAATCTCGCACAGCTGCGGGCGGTCAGATCGAAGGGCTGGACTTCGCGAGTTCGCCTTATCGCATGGGGCGCAGCTTGTTAAATCGCGTCGTGGGCCTCTTGGGTAATTACATCGACGTCGACACGATGGTCGGATAATGCCAGCCAGCTCGATCTTAACTAGCGTCCGCACTCCATTAAAGACAGCGATCCAAGGAGTAGCGGCTAATACTTACGACTCAGTTCCAGAGTCGCCCATCGTTCCGTTCGCGGCAGTCGTCCCGAACACGCCCTACCTAGAGCCAAGCTTTTTAAGTAAAGGGAACGTAAAACTTAAAGTCAATCTAATCATGACCGTAGGCGTAGCGATCTACGATAATCAGAGCGCGCTCGATAACATCGAGAAGCTCGTAATTAGCATTCTGGCGGCTATTCCGTCAGGGTACGAAGTCGGAGACGTATCGAATCCGATTCCGTTAAACATAGGCGCGTCAGAGATTCTCGCTTGCGAGATTCAGCTTTCGACTTATTACACACAAACAAACTAGGAGACCAACATGGCCACGACCGTAATTACAGGGCGCGATCTTTCGGTTACGATCGCGACCAAAAACTATAACGAGCAAGCAACAAGCGCAACGCTAAGCGGAGATGTAACTATCGAAACTTACGACACTCTTTACGCTAAGGCTTACCGTTCGATCGATAAGCAGTGGACGTTCGACGTCGAAATGCTTGCAGACTGGGGCGCAGCGGATTCACTCTGCGAAGCTCTATGGACAGCGGCAGAGACAGCACCTAACACGACTCTAGCGGTATCGCTAACAGCTGTTACAGGAGCGGTCTTCGCGTTTAACGTGCTACCAATCTTCCCAAGCGTCGGCGGTTCTAGCCCAGACGCTCAAACTGTAACGCTATCCTTTACAGTCGTGGGAACACCTACAGAGACATTTAGTTAAAAAACAGAATCGGGAGCGAACATGAAACTAAACATCGAAGTCGAATACTTCTCAGGAGAGGCCGTTACATTCGTGGCGGCTTCTCCCGAGTGGTCGAAGTGGGAAAGCAAAACTGGAAAGACTATCCAGCAAGCCGAATCTATTGGAGTAAACGATCTTCTCTTTCTTGGCTATCAAGCCATGAAGCGCGAAGCTGCGGGAACTCCAGTCAAGCCTTACGAGGTCTGGATCGAAACGGTCGCGGAAGTCTCAGCGAGTAACGCAAGCCCAAAAGCTATCCCGTCGGAAGCCTAAATCGACTAATCGTCGAACTCTCTATCGCGACTCAAATCCCGATGAGCGAGTGGCAGACGGCGGAGCAGATCTTAACGGCGTTAGAGATACTGGAGAAACGGAATGGCAAGTAAGAAGGGTGTCTACTCGATCGAAGTCGAGCCAGCCGCGCTTAAAAACTTGATCCAGACTCTTAATCTTCTCGATAAAGAAACACAAAACGAGATCCGCGACGCAGCTCTTCCACTATCGAAGCGTCTGGCGGGCCAGCTCATGATGAGCGCGAACGGTGCGCCAGCTCCACAGACTAAGCTCGTAGCTCAGACGATTACAGCTAAACGCGATCGTCTTATTCGCGTCGACATCGGTGGCCCTAAGAAGGTCGGTCGCAAGTACGGCGGAGAAGCTTCTAAGAGCGGTAAAGGTAATAAAGTCCGACAGGGCGCAGCTCCAGCGGGCGCGCTTCTCTGGGGAACAGAGTTCGGCGGCGGTCGCGGTACGGACTCACTGGGTCGCGCTTATACTGATCGCTTTAAGGCCCCGCGCAATAAGCGCGGTTACTGGATCTCTCCAGCTGTTGACTATTACACGCCAATCGTCGCGAAAGAATACATAGACATAGTTCAGGCGATAATTAAGAAAGTGGGTCTCGACTAATGGCTGGCATTCCAAAAGTAAAGATAACTTTCGACGCCGACTTCGACGAATTAAAAAAGGGCGTTAAAGGCGCGCAGAAAGAAGTCGAAGGCTTCTCAGACAAGATCGGCAAGTTCGGCAAGGTAGCCGCTGCCGCTTTCGCAGCTGCCACAGTCGCAGCCGCAGCCTACGCGGGAAAGCTTCTCGTCGATGGCGTTAAGTCAGCGATCGCAGACGCAGCCGCTCAGGAGAAACTTGCTTTAACTCTAAAAAACGTTACAGGCGCGACGAATGCCCAGATCAAGGCGACCGAGGGTTACATAACTAAAACGTCGCTGGCGTTCGGCGTTACAGACGACGAACTTCGCCCATCGCTGGAAAGATTAGCTCGCGCTACTGGCGACGTAGAGAAGGCGCAGAAACTCCAAGCTCTAGCTCTGGACATAAGCGCGGGTAGCGGTAAGAGTTTAGAAGCGGTCACTAATGCGCTTGGCAAGGCTACAGAAGGCAGCACTACCGCGCTCGGTAAGTTAGGCGTAGGACTTTCAGCTGCTCAGTTAAAAACTCTTTCGATGGACGAGATTACCAAGAAGCTCGCCGATACTTTCGAGAATCAGGCTTCCGTCAAGGCCGACACTTTCCAAGGAAAGTTAGATCGACTTAACATCGCATTCGATGAAGGTAAAGAGACCGTAGGCTCTTTCGTACTGGACGCGCTTACTCCGCTCGTTACGACTTTCGTCGATAAAGTTATTCCAGCTCTTTCATCGATGGCCGACTCAATCGGTAAAGATCTCCAAGGCCCATTTAATAACATTAAAGTAGTTCTTAACGATTTCGTTATTCCAGCATTTAAGGCTCTCTATAACTTTATGAAAGACTTCGTAGCTCCGTTCTTCGCTTCTGTCTTCGGGCCAGCTTTAGATGGTTTATTCTCAGCATTTAATAAAGTAAGAAACTCCATTAACGGTAACGCGGACGATCTCGCGCCGCTATTCTCGCTCTTTAAGTCAGTCGCTACATTCGTCCGCGACACCATGGGGCCAGCTATCGGAACGATTCTTCGAGTAGCGTTCGAGGTTCTCGGAACGGCTATCTCTGGCGTCATTACTGGCGTGTCTAAGGTAGTCGACTTCCTTGGAGACATGATTACGAAGGTAAAACAGTTTATCCAGCTTATTAAAGATAATCCCGTCGTCGCTGGAATCGGTGGTCTTATCGATAAGGTCTTCGGCGGATTTAAGGCTGCGGGTGGCCCAGTAACTTCGGGAACTTCTTACATCGTCGGCGAGCAAGGCCCAGAACTGTTTACGCCAAGCCGTAGCGGAATGATTACTCCGAATCACGCACTTGGCGGCGGTCGCGGTTCAGTCATTAACTTAACTGTCAACGGCGCGATCGACCCAGAAGGTACAGCCCGAGCGATTATTAACGTTCTTAATAATTCGAGCTATCGCGGAACTCTTGGATCGGGTGCGTTCGCGTGACGCTATGGAATCCAGAATGGCGCGTCTTAATCGGTGGCGTCGATTATCAAGAAGTCACACTGGCCAGCGTTCAGATCACTAGCGGCCGAACTTCTGTTTATGAGCAGCCAGTCGCGGGCTATTGCTACATCGAACTAATTAACCTACAGAACACTTCTTATCCTTTTACAGTAGGTAATGAGATTCTTATTTCCATTAAAGATTCGACTGGAGTTTACGTCGATCTTTATGGCGGCTTTATCAGCGACATCGAAATAAGCGTCGTGTCAGCTGGATCGACGGACTACGTTACTTCTGCCCGCATTACAGCACTGGGCGCACTCTCTAAATTAGCTCGCGCTAACTGGGAACTTAATCTCCCTAAAGCCTACGATGGAACTCAGATTTACGACATTCTTTCCGATTTACTTCTTAATAACTGGAATGAAGTAGCTCCCGCTTTAGCTTGGTATCAGTACGATCCGACGACGACATGGGCTAACGCGGAGAATGTAGGACTAGGCGAAATCGATCAGCCTGGACAATACGAAATGGTTCATCGTCCAGCCGATCCAGTATCTAGCTACACGTTAGCCAGTCAGATCGCAGAATCAGGACTTGGCTATCTCTTCGAGGACGGATCAGGCCGAATCGGCTATGCTGACGCATTACATCGACAGACTTATCTCGCAGCTAATGGCTATACCGAAATCTCAGCGACTCAGGGAATCGGCGTCGGCTTAAAGTCAGTAACCCGAAGCGGTGACGTCCGAAACTTTATTACGATTAACTATAAGAACGGTTCGACGCTCACGGATAGCCAAGCCGCGTCTATTTCGGAATACGGTAAGTTTGCCGAAATCTGGGACACAAACATCGAGAAGACAGCGGACGCGATTCTGGCTCTAGCTCGTCGTCTACAGCTTAAAGCCTATCCACGCGCATTCTTCGATTCGATCGAGTTCCCTATAGCTTCGCCAGACATCGACGACGCAGACCGCGACGCACTCCTAAAGATCTTTATGGGAATGCCGCTACGCGTTACAGATCTTCCGCCTAACATCGTCGACACTGTCTTCGAGGGTTACGTCGAAGGCTGGTCTTTCAGGGCCAGTTATAACTCGCTATTCATTACGATAAACGCTTCGCCGCTGGAGTTCTCGCAAGTGACACTCCGATGGAATCAAGTGTCAGCGGCAGAGTATTGGAATACAATCAGCCCAACATTAACGTGGGAAGACGCGATCGGATCGGTGGCATAACATGGCAACTACTACGACTAACTTCGGCTGGGACATTCCACAGTCGACCGACTTGGTTAAGGACGGCGCGACGGCGATCGCAGCTCTTGGTCAGGACATCGACACCGCTCTAGTCGATCTAAAAGGCGGAACGACTGGACAGGTATTAGCGAAAGCTTCTAACACAGATCTAGATTATTCATGGGTAGCTCAGGACGACTCAAACGCTATTCAGAACGCTATCGTCGACGCTAAGGGCGATCTCATCGCTGCAAGTGCAGCCGATACACCGGCTCGCCTAGCTGTCGGAGCCAATGGGGAAACTCTCGTAGCAGATAGTTCCACTTCAACAGGTTTGCGCTATCAAGCACCTGTACAACAGAACCCATTTCTAAATTCAGCCTTTCAAGTATGGCAGCGCGGAACTTCTTTTGCTGTATCAGGTTCAGCGGCTTACACAGCAGACCGCTGGCAAGCAATCTCAGCGGCATTTACTGCTGGTCTAACTGTTAGCCGACAGGCAACAAACGACACTACAAACCTGCCATTTATTCAGTATTGCGCCAGAGTACAACGCGACTCAGGCAATACATCAACGGCTGCGCGAAACTTGCAACAATGTTTTGAGTCCGTCAATTCAATTCCTTTTGCGGGTAAGACAGTAACTCTTTCTTTCTATGCTCGCGCAGGTGCTAACTATTCTGCTACTTCAAGCCTATTAGGTACTCAATGGGTATGGGGAACAGGAACAGATCAAAATCTTTACTTGGCAGGCTACACAGGTCAAACAAACATTTCAGCAACTACATCTGTAACATTAACAACGACTTGGCAACGATTTACCATCTCAGGAACAGTCGGCGCAACCGCAACCGAAATTGCTCTCAACTTTAATTATAGCGGCGTTGGTACTGCTGGGGCTAACGATTACTTTGAGGTAACAGGCGTGCAAATGGAAGTGGGTTCAGTAGCAACACCATTTCATACATACGCAGCAACACTTCAAGGAGAATTAGCCGCTTGCCAGAGGTATTATTTCCGTTCAAGTGGTGCAAGCATTTATGCAGCACACGGAACAGGATCAGGCGAAACAACTACAACTTCTTACATAGTGGTGAATAATCCTGTGCCACTTCGCACAAATCCTTCATCAGTAGATTTCTCAACTTTGGCACTTTATGACCAAGTAAATGTTACTGCCGTAACAAATGTCACTATCGCAAATAGTAATAATAGAACTACTACTGTTCAGGCAACTGTTGCGTCTGGGCTTACAATTTATAGACCATACATTTTGTTGAACAATAATAATACTGCTGGCTACCTCGGATTGAGTGCGGAGTTGTAAAAATGGACAAAGTAACATTTATTGAAGTTGAAACAATGTCAGGCAAAGAAACCCACGCAATTATTGACCACGGCAACGAAACTTTTACTTCAATGCCTAAGTCAGAATACGACCGCCGTCAAGCGGAACAATCCACACCGATCGTAGCGGCCGAATGAAGTACCCAGTCGGAACAGCTGCGGCCGTCGTAGAAGTAGCACTGGCCGAAGTCGGTACAGTCGAAGAAGGCGATAACTTAACGAAGTACGGAAAGTTTACTAAGGCCGACGGTCTGCCATGGTGCGGATCGTTCGTTAATTGGTGCTTCCATGAAGCGGGCGTAAAGATTCCATCGATGGTCTCTACAGCTGCGGGCGCGCATAAACTTAAAGAAGTAAGCCGCTTCGTAACGGTAGAGCCTAAGATCGGCGATCTTGCGTTCATGGACTTTCCGCATGATGGCGTCGATCGTATTAGCCACATCGGAATCGTCGTAGGAGTTAAGTCGAAGTCAGTAATTACCATCGAGGGAAACACTTCGGGAACTGGCGATCAACGTAACGGCGGAATGGTCATGATTAAAGAGCGGGCATTCGGGAGCGGTAAAGAGATCGTAGGCTTCGGACGCCCTAAGTTCGTGGCCTACGCTGGCGATTATCCAGTCGTCGAAGTACCTATCCAATCGGCAGCGAAGCCGAAGATCAAGGAGAAGAAAGATGGAAAACTTAAAAGCGTTACTCGCAAGCTGGGCGCGTAGCTTCTTAGCTGCGGGAATTGCGGTTTACATGGCGGGCGTAACAGATCCTAAAGCTATCGGAATGGCTGGCTTAGCCGCTGTTCTACCTGTAGTCCTACGCTGGCTAAATCCTAAAGATTCAGCTTTCGGGTTACAGGGGAAGTGACTCGGAAACTACTCGCGGGAAGTCTGGCCTTAGTCCTTTCGGTCGGGCTTTCCGCTTGTGGTTATCAGGGTTGGGTTCGCTATGAATGCCAAGAATACGAGAACTGGCAAAAGCCAGAATGTCAAGAGCCGCAGTGTATCCCTACTGGAACATGCACTAGCGACGTCCTTGGAGAAGAAGCTCCACAGCCCAGCTCGACGCCGTAGCCCAGAAGAAGTCCACGCGACTCTCATTCTCATAATCGGATCGACCTTGGCGGCGGTCTTCTTGATCGTTACCCTTGGAATTACTTACGCGCTTATCTTCGTCACTCAGCCGATCGGTAATCAAGCTCCGAACGACGCGGCCTTTATCGATCTTCTAAAGACTTTAGCGATCTTTTTAACTGGATCACTCGGCGGAGTTCTAGCTGGTAATGGATTAAAGTCCAAGCCAAAAACACCAATCGACACGCCGACAGATAAGCGGGAATCTTGACCTAGACGCATTCTTGCTTCACTCTTTACATCGGGAGCGCGAACGTCGCTCCCAGTATCGGGAGCAAGTAATGAACGAATTATCGATTATTGTAATGATGCTAATAGCTGGGATCTTATGGGCAGCCATGAGCTACTCAGTCGGTTATAAAGAAGGCCAGCGAGAAGGCTTTAAGCGCGGTCGAGCTGTATCACGTCACGCAGCTAAGGACGTGCGCTAATGAGTTTCTTAGACAATTACGAAGACGTAGCGGCCAGAATTGCCCGCTTATGGGCTACACACCCTACAGCTAGAGTCCAGACGAACATCGTGGACTTTAACGCCGAGAAGGGTTATGTCCTTATCCAAGCGATGATCTTCCGCGAATACGAAGACGTTAACCCATCGGCTACAGATTACGCATTCGGTAACGTGGCGACTTATAACGTCAACATGAAGAAGTTCTTCGTCGAGGACACTGTTACATCGGCGATCGGTAGAGCTATCGGTTTACTACTGGGAGCAGATAAACGTCCGACTCGTCAGGACATGGAGAAGGTCGAAACGATCAGCGCGAAGGTAGCCAACTCAACGGCAGACGATTACGACCCTTGGACAGTCAAGTTCGGCGAAGTGCCAAGCTATAAGACGGCAGAAGAAGCCGAGCAGAGCGGCATTCCTAGCCTTGGATCATCGATGGACGAGATCGCTAAGCAGCTGGGCGGAGAACTAATTCCAGAAGCTCCACAGTGCAGCCATGGACATCGGATCTTTAAGACTGGAGAAGCTAAAACTGGTAAAGCTTGGGGCGGCTGGTTCTGCGTCGAGAAGACCAAGGCGACACAGTGTTCGCCGCTCTGGTACGTCCTAGCCAGCGATGGCAAGTGGAAGCCACAGGTCTAAAGATGAGCGATCTAATCGAGATTATTTATCCGCAATCTATGACAGCCAAGCTTCTACAGAATGGCGAAGTAATTGCAGAATACAAAATCGAACAGTGCGACAGCTGCTCCAGGCTAAAGAAGCTGGACGCTTTCGGTTATACCAAGGGCCAAGGCGGAGAGAAGTTAACTTGGCTCTGCGGTGACTGTAGATGAAGATTAAACCGACGATCGAAGATAAGGTCTTAGCTCATACAGTAGCTTTAGAACGAATCGCCCAGATCCAAGGTCACGCAGACGATCACAGTCGCTACGACAGAGAACTCGGCTTCCATGATTACGTCGCGCAAGTGGCCGAATCAATCGTGGCCGAGATCTTGGTAGCGCGTTACTTAGGCTTTATCGACTTCGATCCCCGGGCTTCACAATTCAAGAAGACGGCAGATGTCGGAAGCTTTATCGAAGTAAAGTGGACACGCTACGAATCTGGTCAGCTTATAATTTACGAAGGCGATCGACAGAGTGACGTCGCTGTTCTAGTCGTAGGCACTAGCCCGAATTACAGGTTAGCGGGCTGGATACCTGTAGCCATGGCCAAGCGTCCACGATACAAACACGCGAAGCAGCCGACTTGGTGGGTGACGCAACAGAATCTACAGCCGATCGAGAATCTTAAAGGGAGTAATTATGGACAAGCTGCGCTATAAGTGCCGAATGTGCAAGAAGGAGACCGAGCAGCTTATTCGTGTAATTACAGATAATCTTCCAGAGAATGTAAAGACGATCCAGTGCTGCGTCTGCTCGACTATGACGGTGGCACTAATTGGAGAAGCTAATGGCAATCTATGATTATCGCTGCGAAGTGTGCAGTAAAGAGCTAGAAGTCCAGCGTCCCATCGAGGACACACTGGCCAGAGATCCTTATTGTCCGAATTGCACTGTACCGATGAAGCGCATTTACTCGCTTGGTGGGATCGTGTTTAAGGGTAAAGGGTGGGGCGGTAAGCCATGAAGTTATCCACAGAAGTTATACACAGGGTGTGCGCAACGCCCAAGAACACGCTCGTTACACTGTTAAACTTGACGGCCTTGGTACGCTGTTATCGCTTAAAGCGAGCCGCTGTAGCGGATAGCTCGCTAAGGCGAATACAGCTATCGGCCAAGCTCTATGCCTTTACGGCTCTGCTATTAACAGTAAGCATTCCAGAAGCAACAGCTAAGAACTATTCCATAGATCATCTAAAGCTCTACTCTCATAGTCGAATCATTAACTATCAGGAGTTCCAGTGCTTTAACAGAATCATTACTAAAGAATCTCGATGGAACTACTTAGCGAAGAACGGCAGCCATTACGGACTAGGCCAGATGAGATCGAAGCATTACAGAGATCTAGACCCTTATCGCCAGATAGACGCTACTCTTAAATACATTACGAATCGTTATGGTAGTAACTGTAAAGCGTGGGCATTCCATCAAGAACGGAACTATTACTAATGACTCTACACTCACAGCGTAAGAGCAACTCGACACAGTGGAAGAAGCTTCGACTACGTATCCTCAACCGCGACGGCTGGATCTGCTTCTGGTGTGGAATGGAAGCCAATACGTGCGACCATGTGATCCCAGTAGCAAGAGGCGGAAGCGATGATCCAGATAACCTAGTAGCTGCGTGTAAGCGATGTAACTTCTCACGCCAAGATAGACTTCCAGAGGAAATGGACATGATTAAAACTAAGAAGGCGGGTCTTTTTTTAGATGGGAGTTCCAC